GGGCCTACCGGCATCACTGGGCCTACCGGATCCACATTTAACATTAATTTTCGTGCAGAAAAGAATGTTGCACAGCCTTTTACTCCTCCTGCAGATATTCAAGTATCGTATGGTAGTATAATATTTAATAATGGTGGAGGGTATTCTTCAGTAACGAATACATTTACAGCTCCTATAAATGGGGTCTATTTATTCAGTGCCAGTATAGGATTTAATCCAACCTTAGGTACGACTTCTACTCTAAGAATAACTATAAGAAAAAATTTAGCATCAGTTGCTAGCCAAACAGGAACAATTACTACTGGTGGTACACCTCAACTTGAAATTACAACTATTATTGATTTATTAGCTGGCCAAACAATAGATATACAATTTTCTGCAGCAGAAAGCGGAACTTTAACTGTAGGTAGTAGTAATTTTTTTAGTGGCGCATTATTACCATAATGAAAATCTTAAAATATATTATCCTTACAATTGGATGGATAACATTAGCAACAATCTGACATACAGTATTCTTAAATTAATTCCCATTAATATGATAGTTTTTACAATGCCGAAACTATCATATTAGTTAAAGACATTTTCAACAAAGATTTCAACATATACCAATACCCCTTAAATCCCCTTTAAAAGATAATCATTTTTCGAATCACAGATTCATAATTATTACAGAGAAACTTAAGCTACTTACGTAAGTTTCCTCATACTACTCCTGTGAATTGAAGTTGGGCACTATTCTAATAGTGCTTTTTTTCTACAAAATTCAAATTTGGTCTTACTTCACATCAACACGTTTTTGACTAGCTTCCCTACTAAACCCATCTGGATATCTTTTTGCTAGTTTAGAAATGTTCATTTGTGCAATATCTTCTAGGGTATATCCCATTTCGTGGGACATGATTGAAATGTAATACAAGATGTCCCCTAACTCTAATGCCAACTTATGAGTATTCCCGTTCTCTTCTCCTGGACAATGAGCCGGATCAAATCCATGACCATGAAAGATAGCCTTTTTTACAATATCAGCGACCTCACCAGCTTCTCCCGTAAGTCCTAATGCTGCATTTAAAACACGTCCACCGAAATCATTATTTGCATTCCATGTACGTAATGTTGCTTCTTGATATTGATCTAATTCACAAATTTGATTGATATCCATTACAGCTTGTCCCTCCTTTGATTTACTGATTAACTTTGTTACTCCAAATACACCGTTTTCCATTGTTTTCATTGCCATCCGCTCCCTTTAACTAAAATTTTTCTTTGCTTTTTTATTCCTAGATGGTGTTGTAGCTGCTTTCTTTGGATCCCATCCATAAGTTGCTACTCTTGACCTAAATGTACTAGCGCTAATCCCGTTTTCTTCAGCTATCTTAGCCCAATCTTTTCTATCATTTTGTTTACGAACAGGAACAGTCGCTGCATCTTGTGGATCCCATCCGCTATTGACTCTCCCGTAAAACGTACTTGGATTAATTCCATTTTCTTTTGCTACTTTTAATAACTTGTTGAATTTCCCTTCGCCAATATGCCAGTATGCTCTTGGTGGTATTGTTAATGCTTCTTGTAATTCCCATCCATATGTGTAAACTCTCATGTAAAGAGCTTTTCTACTAATACCATTAGATTTAGCTACCTCATACTCTTCATTAGTTAACCACCGATTTAAGGTCATTCATTTCCCCTCCTAATCTAGTGCCAAAAATTCAGCTCTGTTACGCTTCGAATGAATTACCCTAATCTTCTGAATACCTTTACCGTGCTCTTCTAACGTTGCATTCCAAGCTTCAGTTTCACTCCTAGCATCAAAGCAATCCATCTTTTGCCGTTCCTCTTTATCGTAGAAATGCACTTCATAGCTTGGATTCAAAAACTTTTCACTGGTACTTATCGCGTTATAGTTAAAACTGCCTATAACATCATCAATTGTTAATTGCTTCATAATAGCATCCCCAGTTATTTAATTTTTTCTGTAATTGTAGTTGATACACGATCAACTTTTCCGCCTTGCCAAGTAATTACTTGTTCCCCGAATCCTGTTACCGGAGGATTCAGTGGTGTAACCTCACCATTCTTGACCACATAAATTTTATTATCAGTAACATCGATTGCAATTTTCGTAGGCTTCATACGACTGAAATCCCCCTTTTTTCTTGTTAGCTAACTTTTTGTTGTTGATTCCATTGTAATTCTTGTTTCATTGACTCGAATTTTATTAACCATGCTTTCCAACGCTTATCATTTTCTGCTTGCTGTTGCTTTGCTACTTCACAGTTACAACCTTCCGTTAGAGTTACACCTGGATAAGTTTCTTTACGAATAATTCCTGTATTACGGCATAATACACACATATTTATTCCTCCTTAGTAGAATATTTTTCCACTCTAAACCTACTATTTTGGTATAATCTCCCTTGAAAGGTAGGTGATTTATATGAATTTCTCAATTTATCTAAAACTACTTATTGCATGTACTTTTGGCAAAGTTAAGATTCGTCCTAAATACAAGCATCTCCAATACATGTATGATAATAATTTCGTACTCCCTGTTTCCGATGGGTATACTGAAATCGCTGGTTTTCCGATGCCAACTTATAGTGATTGGCACACTATCACATCTGACGGAAAAAAAGCTATGTGGGACAAAGGTAATCTGTTAATCACAAGAATAATCTCGTTAATCGCATTACTTATTAGCTTTTTTGCATTGCTAATTAACTTCTATAAAATATGAAGATTAGAATCGCTATTGATACTAATAAAGAAAATATAGATGTATATAATGTTTTCTTTAATTCCTTTACATACCAATCATTTTCCCCCTCAACTGTTACCTTTTCAACAGTTGAGGATTTTTCTTCATCTTTTGTTTTCATTTCTATTCCTCCTTTTTAAAATTGAGTAATCTATAATTATCCCCATACATTTCTAACATTTCAGCGTTTTCCATCATCCGACTAAAATCACGTTCTCCATACATTCCTGCTAATTCGTCGATTGTAAAATTAGTAGTGAATAAAGTGCTTTTACCTATACGGCTGTCTACAATTTCATTTGTCTTCGTTTGTTTCCAAGTAACGCCTTCTTTATCTTTCTCCGTGAATTCCGCTCCAAAGTCATCGATAATTAAGACATCAACTTTTGCTAGAAGAGACATAAGCTTGTCCTCTGTCATTTCACTGTTTTTATTCCAAGTTGATTTGATTTTGGTAAATAGCTTATTCATTTGAATAAACATTGCACTGTGACCCTTTTTCATAAGTTCTTTAGTGGCTGCCACACATAAATGGCTTTTCCCTACCCCGTAATCACCCGTTATTATCATGCTTGTTGGTTCTTCTCTATGGAATGAGGTAACAAAATCCATAATCGTTTCTTTTGCATCAGCCAATTCTTTTTTAGTTGGTACATAATTTTCAAATGTAGCTTTCTTGAGTTTGTCATTTATTAAGCTGTTATCAGCAAATGAATCATATAAATGAATGATTTCATTTTTCTTTTTTATAGCTAGTGTCTCAATAGCTAATTTCTGATCTTCTTTTTCTACCGATCTACATTGCGGACAAAATTCCTCATTCGTTTCTATATCTATCAACATGCGTTTACTGCAGACGTCCTTAAATTTTTCTTTCCCTACTAAAAAGACATTCGTGCATCTATTAGGCGACAACACATATCTTTGACTAGCGTTTCTTGAAGTCGTATTTGTCGATGAAGCTACTATCTTTTTGATTGCTTGCATTGTTTTTCTCTCCTTTTTTACCTTTGTTTTTAAACTCGATTTCTGCTGCATTAACATCAGCCAATGTACGGATATTTTTATTAACCCACTGTTTTAAAATGCCCTCAGCATAATTCCATTTCTTCTGCTGTTTCAAAGCACGTTGCATAGCTGCTTGTACCAGTTCTTCGCTTGAATCGTTTACCCATTGCGAAATACTTTCGGCTATGAATGAATTTAAAATACCGAAGTTATTTTCGTAAAAAGAGAAGATACTACTACTACTTTGTATATCAGTATTTTGTTTATTAGTACTTAGTTCTTTAGTACTTAGTAGTATTGGATTTTCCATAAATGGAACTTCCACTTGTGGTTTTTCCATATGTGGATTCTCCACTTGTGGAACTTCATAAATAATTGTCTCCCAATTGGTTATCTTTCCCTTTTCGTTTTTTACAGGAAACCGTCTAACATAACCGAATTTTTTCAGTTCTTTCACTCCTACCCTTAAACTATCGATTCCATCTTTCGCATGAGTGGATATTTCCTCCATGTAAAACACCCAATCATCTGGTAAAGATAAAATGTAAGCTAATATTCCTTTTGCTTTCCAACTTAAACGTTCATCTCGAAGACCTGTATTATTAATGGTTGTGTAATTTTTACTTTTATGAACTCGAAATGTTGCCATTTATTTACCTCCTTGTACAAACTGCCACATATGCTTGTCTACTGTTGTTAATCCGTTGAATTTCATAATGCGGATACCCAACAATGAAACACTGTTCAATCATTTGCTTTATTTCATCTTTGCTAAGTCCCAAAACTCATTAGGTAATAGCACTTGATATTCACTTAAACCCATGTACTATTTCCCTACTTTCCGTGGTATACTTATATCAAATTGTTTTTCTTAAGGACCCACTGCCATGGGTCTTTTTATTTTATTCTACGTCCCTCCAAGCCTAATTTTTTATTGGCTTATACGTGATGTAAAACAGCAATGATCCATATGGGATTAGCATTCCTAATATAAATAATGATGTTGTGTCTTCCACTAAATCACCTCCTTATTTATCAGATACGCGTACTTCTAAACAATCCTTGATTCTTCTTTTTTCGTTTCAAGCCATGCTTCTAAATCTTTCTGTAGAAAGAGTAACTTACGCCCATCCCTAATTACTGGAAACTGTGGATGGTTTGCTAATTCATACATTCGACAAACTGCTATGTTTAGATAGGCTGCCGCTTCCTTCACTCTCATTACTTTGTTTGGTTGTGCTTGTTGTTGAAATGAAGCTAATGCTGCTTGAATTTCCTCTCGAACAACTTCGCGGATTGATTCTTTAATGATTTGATCTAATCCCATTTCGTTTTGCTCCTCCCCAAAAGGTTAAATTAAAGTTAACCTTTTGTTAAAAAAATATGATAACTATGAGTTAACCAGTTAATAAATCATCTACTTTTACTTTGTACAACTTAGCTAATAAACCCAACTTAGAAATGCTAGGTTGTCGATCACCTGATTCCAGTAGAGAATACGCGCCTTTATGTGTGTATCCTAGGTGCTTGGCTACAAAAGTTTGACTATAACCACGTTGTTCTCTTAAGGATTTCGCCTTCTCTATATTTAGTTTTATCATGTCATCACCTTTTGTTTAATTCGTTAATTTGAGTATACACAAAGGTTAACTTAAAGTAAACCCATAACTTTCAAAATTTTTAAAGGGTTGTCTTAGAGTTAACTTATCTGTTACATTTTATATAGTAAGTTACTGTAATACTATTACAGTAATACACAATAGTGGAGTATCTACATTTTTTGTAGAAGGAGAGAATTTTAAAATGAATCACGAATTGATTAGTCGTAGGATAAAAGAAATTAGGACTGAAACATTAAAAATGAGCCAAAGAGAATTTTCTGGGGCATTAGGAGTAAGTAAACCTCTTATATCTATGTGGGAAAACATTAATAATGAAAAAGGACCATCAAAAGAGATGGCGATTAAAGTCGCTAGATTAGCTAATGTATCTGTTGCTTATGTACTTGGAGAGTCTGATGAAAAGAATCCTATCACAAGTGCTCAAGACGAATTTGAAGAATTAATAGCTAAATTCAGAGAGAAAGATCCAGAAAAACAAAAAGAGATTATGAAATTATTTAAAGACTTAATGAAACTAACAGGCGATTGATAGCATTAGAAGCTACCGATTGCCTGTTTCATTTTCATTATAATTTCAAGTGATTTTTCATCCCCCTCATGTGCTGCTTTCGTAACCTCCAAAAATTGTGCTTCGAATTCTGCTACTTCTGTTACTAATAAGTTTTCTATGTTCTCTTTATTCATCCCCAATATCCTCCAATATTTTTATAATAGTTTGTGAATCGTTCACAAAATTTCGGACTTTGCCTTTTTTTATAAAATCCGAACTTCTCCTAAAAGCACGAAATGCGACCACCCTTTTCAGGACGATCGCATTCATATATCTAATATTAAATTTTACCAGCCGCCACCGCCTGGTTCATTTGAATACATAATTACATTCTCATAACTTTTAGCTTCTTGTTTTGGTTCTTCAACTTTTTTATCAGCTGAGAAAACAAACAACCCAGCAATTGCTAATATCGGTAAAAGTATTAAAATCTTTTTCAATAAACTCACCCCATTCCACGGCTTAATTATACCATTTTTTCAAATATAGCCCAAATACAATTGTGGGATTTTTGCATAAAAAAGACTTTTTTTCTCTAAAAACATCTTGTGGGATTTCTCTAATAAATATTTATCATTTTTAGCCAATCCCATATAGCAAGTTTGGAATTCATTTAATGCTCCATTTTCTTTTTCTATCCCTAATAAATACGTTTCTGCTTTTTCTTTATTTCCTTTTTTCAATTCTAAATATGCATATCCATCCTTGTCTAAATCAGGCGGTACATCGTGTAAATCTCGATAATGGTGGATTTTCAAGAAGATTAATGTGTTCTTTACTCTTTGTATTTTTCTTTTTATATCATCGTTATCTTTAAAAATCCCATCGTTTAATACAGCCAGTGCACATTCCAAGTATTTCTTAGACCTTTTGTAATCTTCGAAAATATACGATTCTCCTAAATTATAAAATGAATTTGCCTTTTGAATTTCGAAATTAGGATTTTTATCACAAATTTTAAATAGTTCTATAGAATTTTTACGAGCTTTTTCAATTTCATTTTGCATTAAATATGTTACGCACATTCCCTCTTTAATACGAACTAAATAACTGCTACGGATGTATTTATTAGAAATCTTTTGTGCTTTTTTCTCTACACGAACTATTCTTTTGAATAACAATTTATATTCTTTCATTTGGTAAAGTGTTTGGCATAGTAATATCTCAATTAAAATCTTCATTTCATTAGAAGAAACATCTTTCTTCTTTTTATCTAGTTCATCGTAAAATGCATAAGGATCATACTTCGGTTCACTATCTTGTTTATCTCTGCAATGTTCGTAAATTATTTGATAAATTTCCGCCCATTCTCTATTAACATCTGTTGATGATTTTAACTCCTCATCAATCAACTCTTTTAAGGAATCGAATTCTCGACGGAACGCTGCATACTCTAAAGCTTCCCTTTTGTTTTCTGGCTTAGCATACGTCAAGTACTCAATGATCATATCATTTTTAATTTCTGGAGCTTGTTGTTCATATAACCTCATCATGATTTTCACTAAATATATAAAACTAATTTCTGTATGACCATTAAGAATATCGGATAATGTACTCTTGGCAATTCCTATATACTTCGCTAACTCTTCTCTAGTAATTTTTGAAGCGAATAGATCATCTGTAATTTTTCTTATTATTTCACTCATTACATATTTTCTATCTTCCTCAAACGTTATCTCATGCACTACATTTTGCCCCCCTTATTGGACAAAAAAGACACGTTGCCCCTAGGCTTTTACATTTAAAGGAAAACGTGTCATTATATCTAGATTGTATGTTATAATTATGTATGAAGACTTATGACAAGTGTTTTCCCTAGTCGGATTAGGGAGGACGGTGAAAGAGTGCGACCAACACTACTTTCACAGTCATGGGTCTTTTTTACGTCCGTTGATTTTATTATTTTCATAATATCACATTTTTTCCAAAATTCTGTCCCATGATTATCAGAAAAATATTGAGAAAGTTTTAAAATCGCTATATACCAACGTTTCTCGATTGATATATAAATACAAAATATTATATGCAATTTTGCATTTTTTCGTATTATGACTTTATACGAATATATTACCACTAATTGCCCACAAACAGAACGCCAGTTCTTGTTAGTGGGCATTTTTATTTTCTTGAACAATCATCGAATATATAAGAATGATAATCATATCCTATCACTGAATTTGTTCATATATGGTAGAATATATCCATCGCTGATATGTCCAAACATGTAATTTTCATAGCAGCAAAATTACAACTAGACTTATACAACATGATTCAAAACAAATGAAGGAGTGTTTTAAGTGAAAGGACATATTCGAAAAAGAGGAAATAAGTATTGTATTGTTATTGATATCGGACCCGATCCAGAGACAGGAAAAAGAAGACAGAAATGGTTTTCTGGATATAAGACAAAAAAAGAAGCACAGGCTGATGTTGCGAAGAAGATTACAGAATTGAATGAAGGGACTTTTATAGAGCCGTCTAAGGTTACATTAAAGGAGTACCTAAATCATTGGCTAGAAATTAAAAGTATGAGTATAGAAAGGAGTACCTTTGTCGGCTATAGGGCATTTATCAATCAACATGTTATACCTAGTATCGGAATGGTTGCACTCCATAAATTAAATGTCATGCATATTCAAAAATGCTATAAAACTGCAATGGATAAAGGTATTGCAAACAATTCTATTCTGCTTACGCATAGAATTTTAAAGAGCGCTTTAAATCTAGCTGTTAAACAAAATATTATTTCACAAAATCCTGCTGCTTTTGCTGAGATACCAAAAAAAGAAAGAACCTCTATCCAGACTTGGACAGAGGAAGAAGTAAAAAAGTTTCTTTTGCATTCACAAGAATCACGATATCACATTGGGTATCTACTTGCAATAACTACAGGTATGCGTATGGGAGAAGTTCTAGGCTTACGATGGCAGGACGTCGATTTTGAAAAGCATACCGTTACAATAAATCAAACATCTGGCCATGACAATAAAATCAAAAAAACAGCAAAAACGAATTCGTCAAAGCGCACCATTCCTGTACCTAGAGAAACTATAGAATCCTTAAAAAGGCATAAGATTACGATTAATAAAGAGAAATTAAGATTTGGTTCTGCGTATCAAGATTTTGATTTAATTAATTGTAATGAGTTTGGAATGATTATAAAAAAAGCTAATTTCAGAAAAAATTTCATTAGAGCGACACATAACGCAGGCATAAAAGAAATTAAATTCCATGATTTAAGACATACACATGCAACCATATTATTGAAACAAGGAGTTAACCCTAAAATTATCAGTGAAAGATTAGGTCATACAGACATTTCATTGACATTAAGTGTTTATTCTCATGTTTTACCGAATATGCAAGAAGAAGCTGTTAAAAACTTTGGGAAAAGCATTTTTGGATAACTTATGTTTGCAAAATGTTTGCATTTCATAAAAATAGGTCAAACAAACGTTGTTATATCAAGGTTTGTTTGACCAATCATCTTATATTCTTGGTAGAATCTCCGAATACCTACTGTAACCTTTAATAATGGAATATTCTCACCACCACGAGTTATACATTCAAATCGGTATACATAGGCGAAAAAGTCTTGTGTTTTTTCATCTTTAATCGGCTCTGACATTGCCTCACAAATATTTTGTGATCGAAGTGGAGAAAAATAGATTTCTTCATTTTTATTCTCAATTCGTATAGGTTGTACACAAAAAACATGTGAAATTAATGCGGGTACCCATTTAGAAAACGTTTCACTATCATGTAATACTGTTACATTCGAAATCAAATCGTCATGCCATTCATATTTTGGCGGTTCCATTAATTGATTCGGTTTCCAATCATGAATGACCTCATACCAACTTTGAAATATATAATCAAGTTGTTCTTGCCTAATTGGTTCTTTTGACACAATCCATGGCGTATTTTCATTTAATACATACGGATTATGCTGAATAAACAATATATCAGAAAACATATCATACAATCTTTCATTTAAACGCTTTAACTTATTAGTTAATAAAAATGTCTTATAATGTATCTCTACAATGTCTAGCCATTCAATCGGAAAATATATAAATGATACATGTTCCTTTAAAAGTGGCTCTACTATATTTTTAAATGTTAATAACCGTAATTTTTCCATGTATTGAGTACTTCCTCTCTTCATTTATCTTGATTATCAAAAAACGAGAAACACCAATTACTGAATCTAAACAATTTAAAATTAAAAGTCTAAAAAAAGAATTTAAAACAATTTATTATAATAATACGTTATTAAAATAAAACTTTTAAAAGTTACACGTAATTATCGAATACATCACCCCTAACATCTCAAATATATTACGTACACATTATATAATATATAGTTATATAATGTATTTATGATTTACAATAATTTTACAAAAAACAAATATAAAAAAGGAAGGCTCTCCGTACTAAAGTTCCCACTTGAGCGGCTTTTTGTCCATCTAAAGGTGGTGGTTGAGATAATACCGTTGCTACTAATTGTTGCGCTTGCACTCTTGGCATTCATAGTTGTCACGCTTCTTCACTTGTTCACGTGTACTCTTCTATTCACCACTGTCATAAAACTTACGCTTCTGTTGTTTGGTTTTGTATTCTTTCATTATCCTTTACCTATCAATATTGCATTAGCCTTATGAGCTTTAATAACTCTTCTATTGGAGTTCGTTCGATATATTCAATAGAATAAAGCATGTGTTCCCCACCATACAGTTTGTAATTTTTAAAACGATTAATATCTATCTTCGCTCGCTTGTATGTTTCCTCATGGGGTTTTAGATCTTTGTTATAAGCTTTTTCATCCACAGCTTGAAGACCGAGTACATCAATCTTATTTTGTAAATCGTTATCCAT